CTGGGAGCCTAGCTGTCGCTAGAGTGGAGATTACCACCATAGCCTCACCGATAAAGAGGCATGTGCTCCGCGATTGAGGACGCTAGTCCGGAAACAGTTACCGGACCGGAGTAGGCAATGACTCCGTGTACCTCATCCTGGAACCTTCCGACGGAGGGCATACGAGCCCGAAGATCTTGGCCCAGTCTACGGACTTCCAAGATCAGACCTCGACTAACTCGTCGAGGCCCTTCACTGTCCGAAGCTTTAACAAAGCTATAAAAGCCTGTACCCAACAGGCGGGGCAGGAAGGGGCGGAAGACCAAAGGCTTCCCATCCTCCATGGCACCACTAAACAGTGGGCCAACACATCGCCTAATCCAGGTCAATCCCTTGCGATCCCTAGATACCTCAAAGCCTTGGGTATCGGATGGTGCAAGGTTGTACCTGATGATCTTTGGTCTCTCACTATGGGGACCAGAGATCCGCGACTTCAGAAGTTGCGCGACATGCAATTGAAAGGGGGTCGCTATGACCTCCATCCCGGGATAGGCGATCAACCCTATCCCACCAAACTCTGGTTGAAAGAATAAATTCCAGAGTCCGGCCTGCGTGGATGATTGCACTTCATCAATGTGATAGTGCATCCACCGGCTATGCATACGCGCCCTGTTTCGCGAGGGAGGAACCACTTCCCTATAGGAACATGCCAACGTTCCCGAGTCGGCAACAAACCTACCCTTAGCCACTCGACTGACCTTCGTCTGACCAATCAAGAGACCCCAGTTCGGGAAGGTCAAAACCTCTGCCTTGCAAGTCCAATACGGGACTCCCCGTATCTCATCCCCAGCAAATATGGGGTTGGAAGGGGACGATTTGTCGTCCCAGACGACCTGATCAGCCCAGCTGATCCTCGCCCCCCTCCAATCTCTCAACCCAGAGAGAGTGATCTCCTTCCCCCCGGAGGCCATAAGCCCCAAGGGTGCAAAGAAGAGGACGGAGTTCATCACGGCTACGGTCGGATGGGAATAATTCTTACCGACCGAAGGCTCAAAGCCTACCATATCTCTATATGGTACCCAGAACTCCCGATAGAACTTCATGGATGACAAGAACAATTCGTCATCTCCGTTCACAAGGCATGGGACGGACTCCCTATCCACTCTGCGGCCCATATAATCTTCATAAGCGGCCCAGAAGGCGCAGAAATTAACTGCGCACAGATGTGGAAAAGAGAGCGGCGAACCCATAAGTTGTCCATTCATCTGACGCACGGGATCAATACCCGATACGCCGAGGAGACTCCGGTCCCCTTCATCCAAATCCCCCTGATCTCGAAGATCATAATGTATTATATGGGGGCCTAGGACAGATCGAAGGACTGCGCGTGTACGTAAATCTAAACACGTCGAACCACGCGCTATGGCCGCGTCGATTGAAGCCTCATGCGAAAGCATCGTAAAATGTAAATTCATACGATCAGTCGCACTGCTATAATCGACGGACTGCCAATATACATCCCCACCATGATTAATCATGTTCGAGGATATACGGGCCAGCTCTACTATATCTGACCCACTTATGGGACGTCCCACCAAGGCCGTCGGTTTCCGCTTAGCCACATGTGACCACAAGGCCTTTTGCCAACCCTTGGCAAGCCAATAAGGCAGAGAATCTGCCTTCGTCACAAGTCGGCACTTTAGCGGCTCCAAAACCGGCTCGACCACACAATGCAGCTGTCTGCTGCCCTTCATCCCCCTCTCCCAGAGGCGCTTTTCTATCACCTTCCCCATCGCTCCCTTGAACGAGAGGGGAGTCCCTAGAAAAGAACCCCTTGCCTCACCAACTACTTTTCCACGATGTCGGGCAAGGACTAGGGTCGGCGCGTGAGTTACTATGGGAGCCCGGAGTCTTGCTAAATGCAAAAGACCTTTTGGACGCTCTGTCGGACCGTAAATGGTTGACACAGAGCCGGGCTGGATCTCGACCATTGATATGAGATCCCCGGTCGTCTCACTGAACGAGTAGAAGGTGTGCTCTGGTATCCTGAGCATCTTCCTAATACTCATAGTTTGACCTCCCTTCCCACGGGTCGTCTCCCACGAGGCACCCGAAGACGGTTCGTAGTATTGAAACACGCCCTTTCTTTCAAAGGGTCGCAAATCAATACCACGCCAAAACCGTGTCAGGCAACTCTGGATATGGGCCAACCGCTTCGCCCAATCCTTACCTCTCCCCACTATCTCGTCCAGACTCGGGGGTTCTGTACCCAACAAGTCTCGATGATCCAACATCGTCTTCTCTATAAAAGACGATGGGACGGGATAACAAGCCTTCTTCACCATAAGAAGACTGTAGAGCGCAACGATGGCCTTCTTGTCGTTGCGGTCGTGTACCCTGGTACGGACTAACTTCAGCCAGGATCCAAAGATCGGCCAGATCGGTCGACTCTCCGGTTCGCTTTCGCGAAGAGAAGGGCCTCCCTCATACTCTGGTAAATCATTATGGAGGATCCAAGCGAAAGGAGACAAAAGGAGGCACTTGGTCACTTTTAGTAACGCCTTATCCGCGACACTTCGCCAAAAGCGGAGTGTGGGTAGGCAATCTACATGAAGATGACCAAATGAGTCCAATGTCCACTCACAAAGACCCCTTATAAGGTATAAGCGATGGAGCATGCTCCACCAACTAGCCTTACTCGGGATCAATGCGGACATCAGGTCTCTATCAACCTGGCTCGCCTTACCAAGAAATAGTTGCATGTCCTGCGGACGAAGGGGCTCCTCATACTCAATTCCATATTTGAGTTGAAGACCCTCCTCGTCCGTAGTGTCATGTTTAGGGCTCATGGACTTTGCCCGGGCGATCCTCAGATCGGACCACTGTAGTACCTCTAGCAGGTCAGCAGTGAGCATTCTTTGGTG